CAAGGGAGTGCCGTTGACAGCGAAACAGGAGCGGATACTAGCCAAGATGGAGAAAATACAGGCGCCCAAGGCGCAGCGCAAAATGCCACAGTCGTAGAGCGCAGGAAGAAAAAGGTAATTAAAAAGCCAGCTGCTGCGCCTAATGTGTCAACACGTACACAGACGAAGCTCATGCCCAAGTCGTTTAAGACGGGTACAGAGTTCGTTGCCGACGTCTATCACGGCACGGATACAGACATTCAAGAGTTCGATGCGTCGAAGCTAGGTGAAAACACAGGCGCAGGCTCGGCTAAGGAAGCGTTTTTCTTCGCAGGCAGGGGTGACACAGCCAGCGGTTACGCAATGGTTCAGTCGGAGAAGCAGAAAGAAGCGCGTTTAGATAAACTCAGGCTGGCAGCTAAAAAGTTTTTGAAGGGCGACACCCTTAACGCTCAAGATCAGCAACAACTAGACCTGATGCTCACGCAGAGCAAAGACCTAAAAGGCGGCAAACAGTTCGTCGAAGACCTTGTGGCGCAAGCAAAGAAGAACCCGGGGCTGGCGACGAAGTTGTCCAGAACATTTGCCAGCAAGCTACAGCCGGGGGCACGGCCTAACGTACAGATGCAGCGGATCAGACTGAAAAACCCGCTGGTCAAAGACTATAAAGGCGCAAGGTTCCGCGATGAAACCTACGTCAGCCTGATTAAGAAAGCCAAAGCGGACGGACACGATGGGGTCGTACTGCTCAACACGTACGACGTGGCGGGGAAGACAAAAGCCGAACTTACCGAAGCAGACTTGGACAACATCTTTGCCGTGTTCGACACCGACAACATCACCAACACGTTTAAAGAACGCAAAGACAGCACTAAGTTTTCTAGGCCAACTCCTGCTAGCAAAGAGAAAGCTGCAACCGCTGAGTCTGTAAAAGAAGTCGCCATAGCGATGTTCGACAAGGGTTTTGTAAAATCTGATACGGATCAGGTAATACCTATAAGCCCCGGCAACCCTTACAGTCGGCTAAAAATTCACGCTACAGTGAAAGACGCGTTTCGCGCCCTAAAAGGGTCTATGACTAGGGAAGAGTTAAGCAACGCTCAGGGCTTTGTAGACCCGCGGGATGGTAACACAGCGCACGTAATAGCCGAAAACATAAAAGACGGCGACGTCGGCGGCGTTATTCTGCACGAAGTCGGTGTTCACTTGGGCCTTGAAGGTATGATGAACGACGCTGAAGTAAGCGTATTGGCCGATGCCGTTGACCAGTGGGCCACAATGCCCAAAGACTCAAACGAACGAAAAATATACGACCTTGTTACGGCTAGGATCGCCGCAGCGCGTATGCTGGGAATGGATGTCCCACCTTAACTCGGAGAAAATTGCCTACGCCGTGGAAGAGGCCGCTCGTTTGGGGGTAAGACCCGACGAAGACTCAATGTATAACGCCAGCGTTTGGTTGGGGAACGTTCAAAAGTTTCTTACCCGCATAATCACCCGTCTTACAGGGACTACTCCCGACGTTGCACTAAGCGCAAAAGAACTTGTGTCGGTAGCGTATGGCGCTGCGAAAGGTGTTATGAGAGAGGGCGTAGTAGAAACAGGCGCTGTTACAAATTCAGATGATACTCTTATGCAATACTACGCAGGTAATGATCGCGCGGGGCGACAAGGCGAGTTAGCTGACAACGCTGAAATTTACCCTCATGCCCTTCAGATGTTGGGCGGAGAAACATTTCTTTGGGGTAAAGGCAGCAAAGTTTCAGACAAGAAAGACATAATTACAGATGCTTCGTTTTCTGAGGGTGACATGACCATGGGGGTCTACTCTGCAAAAGACTTCGACCCTTTTATAGAAATTTCTTTAAGCCAAATAGAAACAGGAGACGCCTATATTCCGCACGTGTACGCTCTTACTGTGTATGGGGGTATGGAATCTACCAACTCCACAGATGTCAAAGATGTAGACGGCGATACGTGGTCTAGGATGGAAGGTGTTTCGCGTAGGGAGTTAATCCGGCTGCTGGCTGAGGCCCGGCGTAGATTAACACGCCACAACCGCGGGGCCATTCCTAATATTATTTTTGATCGGGTGACTGGCGCAGCAGTGGCCAATCAAACTGGCGCAAGACGGGGTGTGGCCGACTACGAAACCCTGTACAAAAAGTTTTCAATGAAGAGAAGAGAACCCGGAGTTTCTATAGACAGAACCCCCGGTCGTGAAGCGGTTCGTAAGGTGTTTGGAAAAGCTGGGTACGGTGACTCTGCGGTCGAGGCGTACGATACGATAGCTGGTTTTGCGTCTAAACCTATCGCAAATCTACAGTTTTTATATGACTTTATTGAAAGTGTTGAAGGTCGTATGCCCTCGGCGCGGAAGGTCTACGACGCCCTTAAAAAGAGCGAAGCTGCCGTAAACGAGATGGCCAAGGAAACGCAGGAAATAGCTGCGCGTGCACAGCGTTTGGCACCTGAGCGACTGGCTGCGGTAAACGACTTCTTAGGCAAGTCTACGTTCTACCAAAAGTGGGGTTACGACCCTAAGCAGTTTCACGAAGACTTGTTTGCCAATAAAAAGGTAAAGGTCGACTCCGTCTTGGGGCCAGCGTTTAACCGCCTTGCGGCAGACGAACAACAGATAGTGGCCGACATCTTTGCTCAGGGCGAGTCCCGTCGGCAGCGCAAAGAAGCCTTTATTAAAAGTCTCGGCATCAAGGGCGATTTCTTCAGTTCGTCTAAGCTCGTCGGGCCGTACGCTCCGCTAAAACGTTTTGGTAGCTACGTCGCGGTCTTAAAATCGCAAGCGGTGCTGGACGCAGAAACAGCATTAGACGCAAACAAAAACGCAGCTAACGCCAAAAAATTAGAGACTCTCAAATCTGACGGCAGTCAGTACGTTGTTCAGTTCTTCGACACCAAAGGCAACGCTAACCGATTTGCTGAAAAGAACGCTGACAAATATGCCAGAACGGAAGCGTTTAAACGCGA